CGCCTTTCGGCGGTACTGGGTATATGATACACATATACTTATCTAAACCCTTTTGAACCAGGAGGTCCTATGGATACTCGTTTTCGAGAGGTGCCAGGGAGTACTTCTAACATTTCGTTAGGTACTTATCAACAGATTCTGTTTACTGGGTCCAGTAAATCTTATGGTCCTAGTATTCCATTTTCTGCTGACGTCCACAGTACAGTAAAGAGGTGCTGGGATGAAGTTCATCCTGGCCCTCCTTATAGTCACGGTGGTCCCTTGCGTCTCATTGAAGCGAGTGATGGCTCTAACAACATTTCTTCAACTGGTATGTTTTCCAGTGAAGATCTGGTTAGTCCACCTAATGGAGTCTGGATTCACACTTATAATGGTGCCTTTCAGCCCATTATGAGTGACTTAGGTCTTGATTGGACAAATGTTTCAAACATTGGTCTATCAGGTTCCTTTGGTCCAGACTTTGGTGATCCATCGGAGTATGGTGCCGCAGCTTGGAACAGATTTGCTCCAAAGCTGGAGTTTGCACAAGTTGGGTTATTTATCGCAGAACTTCGCGATTTTCCCAAGATGTTGCGAACTACGGCCGAAGCTTTCCATGGTATATGGAAAACACTTGGTGGGAAAGCCTCTACGCTTTTAACCCGTAGAGGTATAGGAAATCAATTCCTAAACCAACAGTTTGGTTGGTTTCCCTTTGTTGCAGACATCAAGAAAATGATGAATGTAACACACAAGTTTGATCGATATTATTCGCAAATTAAACGCGATAATGGTCGATTTATTCGGCGTTCCGGTACCTTCCAAAGCCTCTCTAGCACTGAAATGTACACGACAACAAACTTTGGCGCAGTGGATAATTTTGTTTATCCATGTGCTTGGTTTCCGTCAAGTATGTTCAGTGGTCCTATACGCGGAACAGCCGTTAAACAGGTAGTCTCGAAAGAGATTATCAGATTTTCTGGCTCCTTCCGGTATTGGATTCCTAGCTTTGATAATGATAGTTCCCCATTAGCAAAAATGAGGAATTCGCTCCAACTTTATGGAGCAAAGCTATCACCATCATTGCTTTGGGAGGCTATGCCCTGGTCTTGGCTCATAGATTGGTGGAGTAATGCAGGAGACGTAATTGAAAATATGTCTCTTGAATTACAATACCATTTAGGAGCCAAGTACGCATACATAATGAAGCAAGTTGATAAATCTTATCAACTTGAAGTGTCCATGAATTTTGCGCATGGACCTTCATTACCAATCTCCTCTAAAGGTTATATAAAATCTAAGAGAAGAGAGGGTGCGAATCCTTGGGGTTTTGACCTTGACTGGGGTGAATTATCGCCCCGTCAGATCGCGATTCTAACCGCTTTAGGCTTATCTAGATCGTAAGATCTACTAAATAAGCTAGGTTAGAATCATTTTACATGGGTAGCGTGCATTTCGCACAATATCCTTTCATATAAATTATATTAAGGAGGTCTACCATGTCCTTCTCAGATCCACAGTCAATAACTGTAGATGGAGATGCAAAATCGATGGCGAGAATATCGTCCAACGATTCGCGATCGATCTACCTTTCGTCAGATGGAGAATATAAGTTTACTATTTCCCACATGACGGCTGGAAATCGGAAAAGACGGATGGTCCGTGTTGACCGTACGGTCATTGCGGAAGACCCTTTGCTGGCAGTAAATGCTAGCCAGAGTCTTGGTGTGTACGTGGTCCTTGATGAACCCTCTTTTGGGTTCTCTGACGGTGATATTGAGGATTTAATCCTCGGTTTCAGCGTCTGGATCAGTACTACAGCAAACATCGCGAAGCTCTGCTCTGAACAACATTAGAGCATTGCTTCTCGTCTTTGCGCCCTGATAAGGGTTGCACTTCTCTACAGCTACTAATGTGTAGAGTTGGGCGTGGCTGGACGAGGACCCCATTTTCATGGAGGCGTCGTGAAAAGCCACGTAAGCGACCTTATTAGTATAGCACATAGCGTTTATTTAGACGCTTGTGCAAAGTGTATCACGTCCCAGGACGAGCATGATATAAATACTATATCTAAGCGCGTCCGGCACGAGGGGTTATCGTTTCTTACGATAACACTAGCAACCTTTGGTCAAGACTTCGAAAGAAGTCTTGATAGAGGTTACATTAGCCCGTCTGATTTTCAATCGTTTAGAAAATCAGGAGCAATCCCTTCATTTTTGAAAGGTATGCTCGGCCTCGTGTTTAACCCAAATGATGGGAGACTTCTTAATAATGCTGATATCAGCGCTATCGAAGGTGTCCGCCAAATTGCGTACACATTCAAAAAGCTTGAAATCCCTTATACAGCTGAAAAGCTTGATAAGGCTATTTCAAATTATGTGGAAGATGAGCGGTCTTGCCGATTCTACAGACCCAGTCAGCACGAAGCGGAAACGTTTCGTACTGTTTCTCGTGCTTGTTGGAGTAGTATTCTCGGCGCTATATGCGTTAGAGATACTATTCCCAAACACGGGCCTGGAGCAACTGCAGACCATATTTCTGGAAATCAGAAATATGCTGACAGGTGCTGGCATCGGAGGTTAGAGCCTTATTTTCCTTTCTTCAATTTTAAAGTCCCAAACGAGACTTTAATAGAAGATTGGAAAGAAGACTCTGATAAGATCTCCGAACTGTCTGAGGATGAAGAACTACCCGTAAGAGTAGTCTTCGTCCCGAAGAATGGCAAGGGACCGCGCACGATAGCCATGGAGCCTGTTTGCATGCAATATGCACAACAGGCTCTATGCAAGAGCCTTGTTTCGGCTCTTGAAAGCTCAAAGTTAACTTCTGGTCATGTTAATTTTACAGACCAGACTATTAATCGTGAGTTAGCTATCGCGGCTTCGACTAATCGATCCTATGCAACATTGGATCTGTCTTCTGCCTCTGACCGTGTTCCTTGGTCAATGGTAAAGATTATGCTTGACAGCTGCCCTGAATTTCTGGGTGCTGTCAGTGCATGTAGGTCGAAGAATGCAGAATTACCTAATGGGCTTAAAATTCCATTAGCTAAATTTGCATCGATGGGGTCCGCTCTGTGCTTTCCTATAGAGTCAATGTACTTTTACACAATATGTATATTGGCTCTTTTAGGTAAGTACAACCTCCCTCCTTCCGGCAAGAACTTATACAAAGTTAGTCGGAAGGTCTTTGTCTACGGTGATGATATCATCGTCGACAATGAAGACGTGAGCGATGTTGTAGCTGCTTTACAACGTTATAATTGTAAAGTGAATACCACTAAGTCTTTCTGGAATGGGAATTTCAGAGAGTCTTGCGGTATTGACGCTTATCGGGGATATGAGGTTACACCTACATACCTACGACAAGTGCCTCCCTACAACAGACAGATGGCTTCGAACATTATCTCATGGACTGCTACTTCTAATCTTTTTCATTTAAAAGGTTATTGGTTGACAGCTGAACTACTCGTAAAACGAGTGGAAAAACTGTTGGGGAAACTCCCCGTGGTGCATGAGACATGTAGTGGCCTTGGTAAGATTTCATTCCTTACACCTCCTTTAAAAGGTAGGTGGGACGATGCCCTACACACGTACAAAGTACGGATGTGGGTGCCATCGCCAGTTTATCAGCGTGATAAACTAGATGGAATCCCCGCTCTCATGAAGTGTCTGCTTCGACTGGAGCAATTACAATGTGCTCCAATTGATTCAA